CAACAGCCTCCAATCATTAGGCTTTTCTTCATCCATCTCCCTAGAGGAGGGCTTATTCGACCTATGCACCAACCAAAAGTTCTCTATTCCGGCCCATTTTTCAATGGAGACGAAATAAAAGCAGCCGTAGATTGCTTGCTTACTGGTGGCTGGTTGCCATCAGGATCTAATGTGGCACGATTTGAAAAGCAATTTTCCCAAAAATTTAACTTTTCAGAAAGTTTAATGGTGAATAGCGGCAGCTCCGCTAATCTTGTGATGTTAGCTGCACTCAAGCAATATTTTGACTGGCCAGATGGCGCGGAAATTATTGTGAGTGTTGTTGGTTTCCCTACAACAGTGGCTCCTATATTGCAAAATAATATGATCCCAAGATTCGTGGATATTGAATGGGAAAGTTTAAATTGGAATTTAGATCAAGTCGAAAATGCTATTAATGAAAAAACCGTAGCAGTAATCAATAGTCCAGTGCTTGGCAACCCTTGTGATATTGATCGACTGCTGTCCATTTGCAAGGCAAATAATATCCATGCCATTGCTGATGGTTGTGATTCACTAGGGAGCAAATGGAAAAATAAATGGTTGTCAGATTATTTTGTGGCATCATCTTGTTCTTTTTACCCTGCCCATCACATCACCACAATGGAAGGCGGGATGGTGTCATCTTCTCTTCCCGGATTCAATAAACTTGCAAGAAGTTTTGCTTGGTGGGGTCGGGATTGCTATTGCGTGGGGGAATGCAATTTACTTACCAACGGAACATGCGGCAATCGTTTTGGCAAGTGGTTAGAGGGATATGACGTATCAGTTGATCATAAATATGTATTTAGTACCATTGGTTACAATTTAAAACCTCTTGACTTGCAGGGTGCCGTTGGATCTGTACAGTTAGAAAAATTCGATGAAATTCATGCTAAGCGTCGGGCTAATTATCAACGCATTGCAAGTATATTTAGCGTACTTCCATCGTCTGTAAAAGTAATCACTGAAAGCAGTGAAGTGGAATCTAGCTGGTTTGGAGTGCCAATTGTTTGCGAGCAGCCCAATGTCAAGCATGCATTACAAAGGTATCTTGAGCAGAATGGCATACAAACTAGAAATTACTTTGCAGGTAATCTTTTGTTGCATCCTGGTTACAAACATCTTGGCGATGCCAAGGAATTTCCTAATGCCTATCAAGTGCTTGATAAAGTTTTCTTTGTGGGATGTCATCCTGGCATGACTGATGATGCTTTTGAATGGATAGAAGAAGTGATTGCTGGATTCCTGAAGGGATGCAATATTGTTGCTGATGGCTATAATTGGGATATCGCAGATTAATTATGAACAAAAAAGAACGCCAAGCTAAAATTTCAAAAGTAATGAAAGAATTTAAAAGTGGCAAACTAAAGAGCAGCACTGGTGAGCTAATCAAAAGCCCCCAGCAGGCACTTGCCATTGCCCTTTCTGAAGCTGGCATGACTCGCAAGCCCAAGGAAGGCAAAAGTGACGAATATTACATGGGCTTTTTTAAAGAAATGGCAGGGGAGGAAGAAGAGGAGGAAGAAGGCAATATGGATGAAAGCACTGGTGAAAAACGCTGCAAAGCATATTTAAATACAGTGCAAAAAAGCAAAAAAAAGTAGTTAGGGGCGATGTTCAATCCTTCGTCCCTCCGTCGCCCGTAAGGGAAGCAGCGCGTCGTGGTCTAGAACTGCGTAGGAAATATGGCAAAGGCGGTTTAACAACGCAGGAAGCCGGGAAAGAAGGCATTGGCAGTGGAGTGGCGAGGGCTGGTGATCTAGCTGGTGGTGGTGGTGTAAGTTTTGCCACTATTAAACGAATGGCAGCATTCTTTTCGCGGCATGAAAAAAATAAAAGTGGCGGTGAAGATGACGCTGGTTACATAGCCTGGCAATTATGGGGCGGCGATGCAGGCAGGTCATGGGCGAATCGCATCATTAAGATGGTAGAAAGTCGCAAACCAAAACCATGAGCGAATTTGTCCGCGTCATCGAAGAAGAAGATGAAGGCATTGGCACCATGAAGGCGCTGGCTATTCTTTCATGCAATGAACACCGCAATACTTCCCACTGGCGGTTGATCGAAGAACAGCATTTCAGAAATGGCCGTTTCGATGAAACGCATATTTTTGTCAAGAATTCTTACGATAAGCCTGATGAACAGTTTGAAGAAACCAAGTTTTTGGTTTTTGAAGCTGAAGCAATAGCAAAGGCATACGTAATGGAAGGCATTGAAAATCAACTGGCTGATTTGCGTGATGATGATGAAGATGAAGATGGTAATTAACTGCTAATAGCAGACACCACAAAAGTGGGATAGCCAAGTAGATATAAAATAGAAAGCTGAAAAACAGAGCTAAGCGTACGGATTTGAGCGCAATCAGGAGATATTGCTCCACGTTCCATTCGTGAAATAGTAGTTTGATCGCAATGCAAAATCTGCGCTATGTCTTGCTGTGATAAACCGCAATTTAATCGCGCTTCTTTCATGCGTTGACCAATGACTTGCCTGCTTTCCTGGATGGTAATATTTGGTGCTTTAAGCCGAGTGGTGAGGCGCCGAAGCTGAATGTGCTGCATTCCTAGGCAATATATCCTAAGTTAGTCTATCTTACGTTAGATTATTTGATAGAGTATGGACATGAGCGACACTTGCTTCCGTTACGATGTAGCGCCGATTGACAAGTATGAACTAACCCCTGAGGGTTATCTTCGTGCTTGGGCAACCATCGCTCGCACTGGTGTGCAACAGTACACTGATGCAGATGGTTCTATTCGTCGTGAATATCGCCCGGAGTCAGAAGTGGCGTCTCCTATTAGCTTGGCCTCGTTTGCGGGCAAAGCAATTACTCTTGAACATCCATCAGCTCTTTTAGATAGTTCTAATACAAAGGATTATCAAATTGGCTTCACTAGCACTGAAGTGGTTTATGACAACGGCTTTGTTCGTGCAGTTATGACAATCACTGATAAAGATGCTATTGAACGCATTATGCGTGGTGATGCAAAGGAGGTCAGCGCTGGTTATCGCGTCAATTATGAGGCGATTCCTGGTGTGACTGATAGTGGTGAAAATTACGATGGCATCCAAAAAGATATCAGCGGAAATCACATTGCTGTTGTTCGCCGGGGTAGAGCTGGCCCGCAAGTGAAGCTGCATTTAGATCGTCTAGATGCTGCCGACCCTTCTTTATTTACTCCCATTGAGGAACCATCTATGACTGCAAAAGTCAATTTTGATGGCGCTGAGTTTGATGTGACTGAGAGCGTAGCGCTAGCGATCACTAAAGAACGAGATGACGCCAAAAAAAGCTACGAAGACATGAAGAAAATGTACGATGGCATGATGGCTGAAGCTTCCAAAATGAAGGAAGAAATGGATGCCATGCAAAAGGAAATGAAAGGTAAGTGCGATGCTGCCGAAGGGCGGGCCGATGCACTTGCAGAGGAAGTAGAAAGCCTTAAGGCTGATCTTTCCGAAGCACAAAAGGTGAATGTTGATGGTCTTGTTGAAGAGCGTGTTGCGCTCATTGACAAAGCACGTCCTTCCCTTGATAGTGCTTTTGATTTTACTGGCCTTTCAGCTCGTGAAATCATGGAAACCTCCATCAAAGCCGTTCGTGGCGATGTTGATTTATCAGCTCGTTCTGATGATTACATCACCGCTATGTTCGACACCTTGGCAGAATCCCCTCGTGGTGATTCTCCCGCTACGGAAGAACTGCGTAAAGCTGTTGCTTCCATCACTTCTCCAATGTCTGCTCCTTCTTCCTACATGGATAAGTTGCAGAATGCTTGGAAATCCCCACTCTCCGTCTCTAAGGAGCGCTGATCCATGGCCGTAACTTTTACCACGTCGGGGACTGCTTCTGCTGGTGGTGTGCAACAGAGCTATGCTCTGGCTCAAACTGCTTTGCTGGAAGGTCAACTCTCTGATATTCGCGACAACACCATTGGCACCTACATCAACGAAACAGCAGTTGTACTGCCTTTCGGTAATGTGCAGGTGTACAACACTGCTGGCACTGTAGCTAATTCTGCTACCACCATTTCTGGTGCTTCCGATACTGTTCTTGGTATCAATGTTCTCACTTACGTTGACGAAACCGCACTGAACGCCGATAATCGTCCTGGTGTGAAAGTTGATCAAGTGCTGAATGTTGCTAATGAAGGTGCAGTAGCTGTTTATGTGACTGGTGCCGTCACTCCTGCTTCCATAGTCCGCGTGTTGTATTCAGCAAGCGGCACTGGCAAGGCTGGTCAATTCAGCCATGCTTTTGCTTCGGGCAAGACTGTTCGTATGGCCAATGCTCGTTATCTTTCTACTACCACTGGTAGTGGACTGGCGATCTTGGAACTGAACGGCCCAAGCTTTACTCTCTCCGCTGATTCTTGATAGGAGGCCCTACCAATGTCTGAATTTCGTATGGACGAAGCGGGTCTGTTTCTTGAGCGTCAGCTTGAGTACATCCGCCCCCAGGTATTTGAAACGGTTTATGCCGACATCAAATATCCAACTATTTTGCCTGTAACTAGCGAAGCTGGTCCTGGCGCACAAACCTTCACCTTCCGCATCATGAACTCCACTGGTGAGTTCAAACTGATTGCAGATGCTGCTGATGATTTGCCCCGTGCAGATATTAGCCAAGTGGAAAAAAGCATCAACATTCGTTCTTTCGGTGGTAGCTTCGGTTATACCGTGCAGGAACTACGTGCTGCTCAAATGGCCAACATTGCTCTTGAGCAGCGTCGTGCGCAAGCCGTGCGTCGTGCTTATGAAGAGAAAGTGGAAGCTGTTGCCATGTTTGGTGAGTCCACTGTTGGTTTGGCTGGTTTCTTCAACAATTCAACTGTTGATGTGATTGCAGCTAACAAATGGTTCACTGGCGCCACTGCTAGTGGCACTGCTCAAGACATGCTGGAACTATTGAACTATGGCGTTAGTGCCATCATCAATGCTTCCAAAATGAAGGAGCAGCCCGACACTATTCTGTTGGCTTACGAAGACTACAACGTAGTAAGCACCACTCGTAATTCCGATTCTTCGGACGTTACTGTGCTTGAGTATTTCCTTCGCACCAACCCCTACATCCGTAATGTTGAGCCAATCAACCAGTTGGATGCAGACAACAGCGTATTAAATACCAACCGTATGGTGGTATATAAGCGTGATCCAGAGAAAGTGCAACTGCACATTCCTCAACCCTTGGAACTGTTCCCGCCTCAACAGCGTGGTCTTGAGTTCATTGTTCCTGCTCACGCTCGCGTGGGTGGTGTATCTCTGTACTTCCCCAAGAGCGTCATCTATGTTCAAGCTTCTGCTTGAGCCTAATTAAGCAAAGGGCGTTAAGCTATCATCAGTTCTCATGAACATGCATGCTAATCGCTTATCGCCCTGAGCTTGAAAATCCGCCTCGTGAAGGAGGGTTTGGTATTATCACCGATGGTGGAATGATTCAACTGGCTCCTGGTCTTAATCAGGATGTACCAGAAACTCAATGGAAAATCGCTCAAGAAAATCCAACTGTAAAAAGGTTGATTACTATTGGTGCCATTGAAGAAGTAAGGGAGCAACTAACAGTGGAAAATATTCCACATGATGTGCAAACCCTTGCTACTCTTCCCATCGTCGAATCCGCCCGCATCATTGAATTGATTCATGACCTCGATCAACTCGCGGCATGGAAAAAAATTGAAGGGCGTGTGAGGGTACGTAATGCAATTGCAAAACGACAGGAATCCATCAAAGCAGGTAAGGCATAATCATGGCTGTTACTTACGCAGATTTCCTTGATCGTTTCCCTGAATTTACGCCCCATCCATCGGGAATTGTAAACGGGGCTCTTTCCGAAGCTACTGCCGATGCATCAGCAGATGTATTTGGTTCTCAAACCGATAGAGCAGTAAAACACCTTACAGCGCATATAGTTGCCATTCAACTTGCACAAATGGGCATTCAAATTGGTGCCACTGAAGGCAAGGTATATGGCAAAGGACTTGACGCCACTCAGTATGGCCAAGAGTTCAAACGAATGCTTGATACCGCCGCTGATTCTCTTTCAATTGGTTTTGTTGCATGACCAACGTCCTCTTACCATTAGCTAATGCCACACTTGTGTGGTCGGTGGCTTCTGGTTATGTCGTTGAATCAGGCACTGGTAATTACGTTCCCACTGCAACTGGCATTACTTATTACGCTAGTTTAAAGCAAAAACGTAATCCACAGTATGATTATTTGCTTGGTGCAGATAATACTGCTGTGTATATGGAAGGACGTTTGACAGGGCCTCTAGCTTTGTCTGGCATCACTCCTGGAAGTTCAGCTTCTGCCACAATCAATGGAAGAGAGGGGCGATTTGAGTTATTACCTAATGAACAAATTGCTGAACATTATTGGCAGTTTTTAGGCACACCAGTCAGAGGTATCTTTAGACTGGTAGGCAAAGGAAGCGTACAGAACGTCTGACGCTTAACCACTTTCTCTTTTCCATTGTTGAGGCATTCTCATGCTCTACCATCCCACAGAACTGGTTAAGAGCCAAGACGTAATTGTACGTGTTGGTTCTATCATCACCGCTAGCGGTCGTCCAGTCATCACTCAATCCGGCGCTACTTTCACAGTATCTGGTGCTCCCACCCTTTACACCCTTCAGGCGGCCACTACGGCTTCTGTTGCTTTCAATGATGGCAACACTGAATTCTACCTGCTTGGTGGTGGTGGTTTCTCTGATAGCGTGATTGTTACCAGTGCAGCTACTGCTTCAATCACTTCCTACTTCCAGAAAGATGTTGATGGTACTACATTTGTGCCTGACAGCTTTGATGAAGCTTTCCAAGTAATTGCTACTGGTCGTTATGACAAGACGGCTGAAGTATATGTTGAAATCAACAAACAACTTGGCGTTAGTGGTAGCACTTACTACTACGACCGTGTGGCTTATGTTGGTCGTGTTATGAACTACAACGAAAGCTATCCTGCTGATAACTTGGTTGAAGTTACTTTTGATTTGATGAGCCGTGGTCGCATTGGTATTCACCAAAATGCTACTAGCTCCGGCAGCATCATCCCAACTGCTCCTAACAGCTAAACGCTTTTACTATTGTTTTCTGCTAGCCTCTCCTTACGGGGAGGCTTATATTTTGGACATCAATCAATTGAGGGAAACAATTTTCGAGTTGCTTTCAGCGGCTCCTAATTTAATTGGTTCTTACATTTTTCCTAATAATACGCAAGTACCTGCTATTTATGTGGTGGGACAAAAAAGCGTACCACCAGAATGGAAAGTTACTGGCATGGAAGTTACCATGCGGCAATATCCAGAAATATTGCCTGAAGCTGGTGTGGGCATCGTAAGTGTATTGCAACAATGGGAAGTTATCACTGTGCAATATAATCCTGATGGTAAACAAATTGCAGAAGCAATGGACAGGATGGTAAGACGTTTTCCTGATGCTAGTTTACGATTCACGCCTGGTGACGATGTGGCTTACGAACGCTGTAGATTTATTATTCCTGATATGACCATTCGCCGTCTTTATCCTGGCCCTTAATCATGGCAGTTGCTAATGCAAGGATTATTGGCGGGGTTGCTATTGAGCAGGCATTAATTAATGCATTTGAAATTTGGGCTAGTGAAGATATTAATGAAGCCCATTGGGATGATCAATTCAAAGGGGAAAAATGGAAATATGATGGCATTACTGAACGCGAAAATGGGCAAACAGTTGGCAGCCCTCGTGATATTTATGATTTAGGTAATTTATATCAAAGTGGTGTTGATAGTTTTAAGCTCACTAGAAGTGCTACAAGTGCTATAGCCTCATGGTATTGGAACGCCACTAATAGAAGTGGAGGACAGTATGCGTGGTATGTTCACGAAGGTTTAGGAACAAACATCACGGCAAGACCATTTACTGATGATATTTCCATACCATCGTCTTTTTTTCGCAAAGCTCCCGGCAGGGCTCTTAACCTTAGAGTGGGCGTTGCATTAGAAGCACTTCATGCAAATTGATTATCTATGGAGCAAGGATGGTCGTGTTCATGCTATTAATTGTTCTTACGTAGGAGCAAGCATTGAAGCTGGAATTCTTTGCCTTATAGCATTTCCAGAAGAAACCATTAGAATTTCAAACGAAGATCATTCTTTTTTAGTTGAAGTGCCTAAGGAATTTCGTTCTCAAAACGAAAGGGTGAAAGTCTTCAACGCCACTTTAAACGTTCTCCACCATGAGCAAGTATAGTTTCCTTCTCCAAAGCGAAGAGCCTGAGTTTTTTGAATTAACTCCTAAAATCCGTTTGCGTAAGCATGGTGGATGGTTAGTAGCTGAAGGTATTGAACAGGAAGAACTAAGCAAGGTTCAAAGCCAAGCAACGATTCGCGCTGTGCAATTAGCAAAACGCATTGCCACTACAAAAGATATTCCATTAGACGAAGCATTTGCTCTGTTGCAAGGTGGTGCTGATATGACAGAGATGGAACTACTAAGTGATTTCACTGAAGAAACACTTGGCATGATCAATAGCAGCGGTAGTGTTGAAACTGGCAATGCTCGCATGGTAACTGCATTCATCCGCTGCAGGGGTGAAGGTTTAATTAAAGACGAATGGTTGCCCCTTGATGATTGGTCCATTGAAGACACTAAGGCCATGGGACGGCGCGTGATTGCAAAAGGCATGGAATTTATTGCTAGCGAGCAAGAAGCTGAGGCGCAAGAAGCAGGACAAGCAAAAAAAGCACCACGCCGGACGAAGGAAGCATCGCCGAACGTTTAGAAAAACAAGCCCGGCAATTTTTAAAAAACTTAACCAAATGGGACGATATTTATTTTCGTCTTAATGCGTCAGATTTTAATGATTGCCGATGGGAGGCAGATAGCTTTGGCAGGCAAAGAATGAAAGACGTGATAAAAGCATTGAAATGGTTGGAACAGCATGATATAACACAATATAATATCAATAGTATTTCAACAGCTAAATTAGGCACTGTTGTAGTAGGGGCATTAGGCGGAAAAAAAGCAAGGGCGTCAGCAGATGATTTCTTGCCATTTGACACAAGGAAGCTGAAAAAACAAGCTGGCATATCAGACGAAAGCCTAGTGATACTACAGCGTTTAATGAAAACAAGGCGATTGGATGGTAGAGTGATTTCATTATTGGCAAATGAATTAAAAACTGCTTCTTCGCGTGAACAAGGCAGTGATTAGCTACACTATTAACAATAGGCTTATTGTCGGATATGGCTGCTCCTGAGTTAAGACTTAATGTAACGCTGGACCTGGCCTTCTTTAGGACTCAGGTTCAAAAACTTACAGCTATAGCTGAGGGTGAATTTCGCCCCAAGCTTTTTGTTAAATTAGATATTGACAAAAAAGATTTTGAACAACAATTAAAGGCATTAGAAAAAATTAAACCTGTCATTACCATTAAGGACAGTCAAGTAGAGGCAGCAAAAATAAAAATAGGAACGCTAAATAAAAGTTTAGCAACATTAAGAAGAGCTACTGCTACTCCCATTGAAATTAAAATTAAATATGTAGAAGAAGGAAAACCTCCAACTGGAGCAATTTCAAAGAGCGGTACTTTTCGCCAACGGCTAACTGGTTTAGATACCGAGCCGATAAAGCAATTGTATGCAGCAGCAGGAAAAGCTGGAATTGTTCAATTTGACGCGGAGATTGCTAAAAATAAAGGCAAAATAATTACAGCCTTAAATCAGGCAGGTGAATCATCTGTTACTGGACTGCTAAATGGTTTAAAAAGTAAAGACTCTGCGGTTAAAGCTGCAGCAAAATCCTTAGGAGATATATTAATTGCAGCCTTAAAACTATCTTTGCAAATTCAATCTCCATCCAAGAGAATGGAAGCGATTGGAGAAGATGCAGGAGATGGTTTTAATAAAGGATTAAAAGAAAGTTTAAGCGAGGCAAAGAATTCCGCTGTTACTGAAATGCGGGAACTTGTTGCTGCTTTAAAATCTGAAGCAGCAAAAATTCAGAATATTTCGGTAGCTCCAAGTTCATTGAGGGGCACCCCAAGACGTGGCACTGGTTTTCGCGCTTTACCAGAAGGGGCATCGCAAGCTGGGGCTGGTGTCGAATTTAGTGAGATGATGAGGCGTTTTAGGGGAGAAATTGCTGCGTTAACAACTCAACCCCAAAAATACGAACAATTATTAAATGCTTTACCAGATAGAAAAATCACTACAGATCTGGCTGATGTTGCTTCTAGGCGATCAAGGGCAGCGGAAATGCCTTCTTTTATGCCTATTCAACGTCAATTGGGGCCAGGGGAATTAGAGAAACAAATTACTGGTGATGTGGCTCGATATTTAAGAAGTATACGCATTCCAAATCCTTGGGTTGGCCCTACTGGTGATTTTCAAAAATTCATAGGCAACATTTCTAAAAGCACAAAGCAACTTGGCTCTCAACTGTTATTACCACCATCCAACGCTGTTAAACTTCTCCCTCCGGGATCATCGCCAACATTTCAACAAGTAGCAGCAGCAAGAACACAAATTGCTTATCAACGATCAGCAGCTCGTAATGCCGCTGTATTGGGTGACCCTTCGGCACCCGTAGGAGGCGGCGGAGGTGGTGGGGGTGGTGGCTTACCTCCTGGCGGTGGTGGTAGCGTCCCTCCTACACCTCCTTCTGGCGGCGGTAGAGGCGGCGGTTTTTTTAGTGGTATGCAATTCAATATGCCTAAACTGCCTGGTGCTGGAATAGTTCAAGGTCTAGGCACTGAGTTTGCGTTTGCTGCGAAACAAGTTTTATTATTTGGAACTGCTTATAAAGCATTAGCTTTTCTTACAGATTTCCCTTCTCAAGTGGGGTCAGCAGTAGGACAACTGCAAAGTTTTAGAAATACTTTAAATGCTGTTTCACCATCTGCACAAGAAGCAGCACAGTCTTCTCAGTTTATTCTTGATGTTGTAGATAAATATAATGTTCCTTTGCAATCGGCTCGTGATGGTTTCACTAAACTCTATGCTTCAATGCAACCCGCTGGTTTTGGCGGCAATGAAATTCGTGATTTGTTTTTAGGTATCAGCCAAGCAGCAGCCACTTTTGGTATGAGTGCTGACAAGGTTGATCGCGTTAATTATGCATTTGCTCAAATGGCTAGTAAAGGCCAGGTAATGAGCGAAGAGCTTAAAGGGCAATTAGGTGATGTTTTACCTGGCTCTATGGCGCTTTTTGCTGAAGCCGCTGGTTTCAAAGGACCACAAGCAATTACTAAGTTTTCCAAAGCGCTAGAAGATGGAGTATATAAGGGCAGTGCAATGAAAACTTTGCTCACAAATGTGGGCATAGTTATGAGAAAAGAATTTGGACCTGGAGCTGAAGGTGCTGCAAAAACCTTTCAAGGTTCAATTAATAGAATGCAAAATTCTTTAAAACTGTTTTATGAAACTTTTGAACCTGTAGCTGTTGGTTTCTTGAACGCTGTTGTCATGCCTATGACAAGCGGCATCAAAACTCTTACTGATGGTTTTAATGCTTTCTTTGCGGGGCAAGCAGCTCAGACGGCAGGCGGCAATGCCTTAGCTCAACAGTTGGAACAATTACGTCCGGCTTTTGATGGAATACGAAATAATATTGCACAAATCTTACCATTGTTGCAAAGTTTTGGAAAGACTGCATTGTCGTTGGGTTCGATTTTATTACAAATTGCAGGCAATCCATTTGTTGGATACTTGGCTCGTGTGTATTTAGCCGTACTTCCCCTTACCATTGCCATCCAAGCACTTAATCTCAGCGCACTTATCCCACTAATAAGAAATTTACTTGCGGCAGTTCCTGCTTTTGTAGCATTCACAGCATCGCAACTCCGAGGAATGAGTACGCTGGGATCATTTAAAGCCGCAACGTATGGGTTGGGTTTAACGGCTGCTGCGACGGGAGTGAAAATCAGACTTCTTTCTGGAATTATTAAAACTGCATTTGCTACCACTGTTATAGGAGTGGCTTTGTTGGGGATTGGAATGTTGATTGAAAAATTAATGATGGCTGGATTCAAAGCGGATGAAGCAAAGCAAAAAATGTTGCAATTTGCTGATTCTGTTAAGCAAGCAGGTAAAGCTGGTGACGTGGCAGGGCTGGTAACCACGTTGGCAGAAGAGAAAGGGATGACAAAAAGAATGCAAAATGCAAAAGCGTTATTAGAAAAAATAAAAGAAGGAAAGAAAAGTATTAGCGAGCAACAAGCACAAGAACTAAAAGCTCTTGGGCTTACCTCAAACATGGCCTTCTTTCAAGAAGGTGGGCCCAAGAATTTATCTAAAAATTTGACAGTGCAAGTTTCAATGTTTGGTGTACTTGAGGCAAATATTCAAGCTGCTCAACAAGGTTACCTTGAAGGACAAACAAAAATTATACAAACTCAAAAAGCATTAAATGAAGCAAAAACTAAACAAGTAGAAGAAGAAAAGAAGCTTGAAAAAATCAAGCTTGAAGGCGGTGATGGTGGTAAAGCTGCTGAGAGGGAAGCAGAGAGACAAGCAAAACTACAAGATAAACTTGCGAACAGGCAGGATCAATTAGCACTAGAAGCAGCAAACCGTCAAGTAGCTCTTGATCAAAGCACTTTTGATAGTCGTTTAAGAATGAGTGATGCTGAATATGATCATGAGAGAGCATTGCAAGATGACTATTTTGAACGTAAAATGTCAGGGCTTGACTCCATTGAAGCTCGTCAAAAGAAGTTCCAACAAGACTTGCAAGCCATTGAAAACCGTCGTATTGATAGTATTAGAAAAGCAGAATTAGATGCAGTTAAAGCTGTTCAAGATTTAAGATCAGCAAGTATAAAAGCAGCAGCCGTAACTGGGAGCGCCTCAGGAGATTCTTCTAAATACGTTGATAGAAGCGTGTTGCGGAAATATTTAGAATCCGAAGGATTTGGTCGTACAAGCGGAGATTTTACTAATAAAGGTCACAAGACGCCTGATCACATGCGTAATGCAATGGATTATGGAATTATGGGAGGGAGCGATGCAGACGCACTACGTAAAACAATTGCAATGGAAAGAAAGCTGAAGGCTACTGGAGCATTTGGCGATCAACTTTTTGGTCCTGAACGCGATCCGTATGGACATGGAGCTGGGAAAGGTGGTCAAAATATTCATTTACATATACCAACCCCTGACGGACAAATTAAATTAACACCCGGATTATCTAATTTGATCGGAGGAGAAGGCTTGCAAAGCAGTGCGGTTGGTCTTAATACAAGATCAGGCGCTTTTGCGATGGGGCGTCGTGAAGACAAGCTTGAAGGTCAACTAGCAGTAGAGCAACAGGATGCGCAAAATAAAGCCTTAGAAAAATTAGAAACAATCAGAAGAGCAAACAATCTTGCACTTGAGCAAACCATCACCTTAGTAAAGCAAAATATAGATTCTATCTTCCCAGTAAAAGAGCAACAACTAGAGAACGATCTGCTTGAAATGCGCAATAATCTGGAGCTAAAAGGCACCTCCAAAGAAATTATTGATATGGAAGTACAAAAATACAAAGCAGTTAAAGAAAATGCACATAACTTGCAAATGTTAAACGAAAAAATAGCTAAAAACAACGAGGAATTAACAAAATTAAAAGGCAAAAAAATTACGACGGAAGAAGAAAAAGAGCAAATAAAATTCTTGACAGATCAAATTAAAGCATATAAACTTGCTATTACTGGCATTCCAGAGCAGCAAAGATTATTTAATGAGCAACTAGAAAAAACTGCTGCGTTAGCTGTTGAATCACCAATGGTTAAATTGGCGAAACAATTAAATGAAACCAAGAAAGAATTAATAGAAATAGGTAGTGCATCTTCAATCGCAATTGGCAGTGCTAAAGCTATTGGAGAAGCATTTGGCAATTCATTTAAATCCATGATCAGCGGCAGTGCAACTGTTCAGCAATCTTTTGCTTCTTTGTTTCAAAGTGTTGGGGATTATTTCCTGGATATGGCTAGTCGAATAATTACTAAATATATTGAAATGCAAGCAATACAAGGGCTTATGAGTATATTTAACATGTTTGCCCCTGGCGCTGCTGCTGGCGGAGGCTTTGCTTTAGGCGGCCCCGGTGGGCAAGGGGCTGCTGGTAGTTACGGTAGTGCCATGAGCCCTACATCTTCATTGCCTTCATTCACAGGAGGGGCGGGTTTTCAGCCTGTCAGCATGGGTGCTTTTGGCATACAACAATTCGCCTCGGGCGGCATCGTTCAAGGCCCTACATTGGGTCTCGTAGGCGAAGGCAAATACAACGAAGCCATCATTCCACTTCCCGATGGCAAAAGCGTTCCCGTTGATCTTGGAGGCATGTCTGACGGCTTAGGTAATAACATCACTAGCAATATTGTTGTAAACGTAAGTTCCGATGGACAAAGCACAAGCAATGCCAACGGTTCTAATTCTGTAGACTTAGGACGTAAAATTGAAGGAGCTGTAAAACAAGTGATCGTGGCTGAATTAAGACCAGGCGGTGTCCTAGCCGGGAGGCGTTAATCATGACCCAACCAACATTAGCTTTACCTTGTGAATACGGACTTACAGTTGTAAGAGGCACTCGCACTAAAGAAACAAAATTTGGAGATGGTTATGCGCAAATAGCTCCTGATGGCATCAACAATGAAATTAGAAAATATCAAATTGATACAGTGCCTATTGCTGATTCAATTGCCATGGCATTAGATGCGCAGCTAGCAGCACTACAAGGTGATTTCTTTTATTCGCAATTTTTCATGGATGATCGTTTGTATAAATACAGACTTACGCCAAACCAATGGCAATGGGTTAGTATGGGGCCAAATAGCAACAAATTTTCTTTTTCCGTAGAAAGGATTTACGATGCTAGAAGCTGATGTTCAAAAAGGATGGCATGATGCCATTGTTGAAATGTATGATATTGACTTGTCTCCTATTACGGGGGATGCTAATGATATTTATTATTTTACTAATCAATTAAAACCTGACTCTTCTGCTATTGAATGGAAAGGCAATACTTATGATGCATTGCCAATTATATCAACGGGATATGAACGTAATACCACTGGGCAAATTGCACAGCCATCTTTAACTGTTGCCAATATCTTAGGAACATTTAGCACGGCAATTGCTGATTATGATGATTTAGTAGGTGCTAAAGTTACAAGACGACGAACATTCGCTAAATACTTAGATGGCGAACCTTTAGCTGATACAACACAAGAATTTCCCGTTGATATTTTTTACATTGAACGTAAAATTGAAGAATCTGCATTAGTAATTTCTTGGCAATTAAATAGTGTGATGGACTTGGAGGGGTTGCAATTACCCCGCCGCGTTATTACGCAGAATCATTGTTTATGGAAGTATCGCAGTAGTGAATGCAGTTATACTGGTCCACCAATATTTACAAAAGATGATGAGCCTATAAGTTTAGCTGGGGCCAGTGCAGAAGCTATAGCTGTAATTAATGGTTTTGCCTTAAAAGAACAACGAGAAAGAGAATATAAAACTGCACTTGCTGTCAGCAATAGCGCCAAGCATACTCAGCTTAATGTTTGTGCGCCCTATTCATTACTAGAAAGCAAATATGAACCTGGCACTTATCTTGTTGATCCAGCTCAAGCATTATGGGCGGGCGTTCCCGTCGCATTAGGGATTCAATATAGACAAGGCCCGCAAGCTTTCTACGAAGAGAGCAGCAATCGCTATGAATATTTTATTGAAGAATGGGGATACAACGATGCGGGTTGTGCTGCTGCCACTGCATACTTGGCTACAGCGCAAGCTAATGTTACAACAGCCCTTAATGCTTTAAATGATTCTATTACTGCATTAAACAATGCTATTACTGCATTGCCAGTGGATGATCCTGTATTTAGTCTTGATATATGCGGAAAACGTATAAAAAGCTGCCAATTAAGATTTCCAAATCAATCTTTACCATTCGGCGCTTTTCCTGGTGCTAACCTCGTCCGATGATCCAGCAATTCTCAGCATTGTATGCCACCATGAAAATTCATGCTATGCAGTGTTTTCCTCAAGAAGCATGTGGTTTAATCGTAAATAACAAATATTTACCTTGTGATAATATGCATTCTTTACCATTGGAATATTTTGCCATTGACGCAAAAGACTATGCAAAAGCATCGGCCAAAGGAGACATTCAAGCAGTATTTCATTCTCATCCAAATCAATTAAATAATTTTAGTGTTCATGATATTGAAGCATGTAAACATAGTAAATTGCCATGGGTTTTGTATTGTACAGGCACTAATGAATGGTTGGAAATTGATCCATCAGGAAATGCGCCTTATCTAGGCAGACCATGGCAATATGGTATTTATGATTGCTATGCATTGATGAAAGATTTTTACAACAGAGAATTTGGCATTGTGTTGGATGATTTTAATCGTGGCCAAGAAGGCGAGTGGGAAAATCCCGAATGGCGTATGTTTGAAAAAAATGTAGAACAACAAGGTTTTATTGATTACAATGGTCCATTAAAAAAAGGAGATATGTTATTAATGCAATTACAATCTCGTTTTCCTAATCATGCTGGTTTTATAGTTGCACCTTCGTCTAATATTTTTTATCATCATTTGATGGGGCGCATTTCAGAACAAAATGTTTATGGTGGCTATTGGGCTAAGGTAACAAATAGAATATTGAGACACAGGGATTTATTATGCAATTAATTAAAGTGAAACTGCTAGGGGAGCTGGGGCGACAATTTGGCCGCAGCTATGAATTCATGGCTAATTCGCCTAAGGATGTAATGTCAGCATTGTGTAATCAATTGGATGGATTTAAGCAATACATGGCGGATGCGCATGAACATGGCATTGGTTTCAAGCTTGTAGATGAAGATCCAGATGGTATGGATTATGCCAATGTGTTAATGGGCTGTAGACGACTTGTAATTGCACCAGTCATTAGTGGTGGTGGCACTGTAGGGCGAATTTTAGTTGGCGTGGCATTAATTGCATTAGCTTTTGTTCCAGTTATTGGTGCTGCTGCAATTGGTACTTTTGGTGCAACGCCAATTGGTGTAGGAAGTTTATTGTTTAGCTTTGGTACGGGCATGGTTTTAACTGGTATTGCATCATTACTTACGCCACCAGTGGAAGCGCCAAAAGGAGATGCAGAACGTAAAGATAGTTTTTTGTTTGATCGCGCTGCAGAATTAACTTCACAAGGGGCACCAATACCTTTACTTTATGGTAGATTTCTTGCTCAAAGCCCTTTAATTATTAGTTCATCACTTTCCACTCAACAAGTGGCAGCGTAATGACTTTACCTACCATGGAATTAGACGACGATATTATTTATAGTGGTGCGGGCGGAGGAAAAGGCGGCGGGGGCGGCGGGGGCGGGGGCGGCAAGGGCAAGGGAGGCAGCAATCCACGCAAGCCGGAAGAAGATCCTGAATCATTAAGAAGCCGATCAGAAGCTAGTTTTGTTGCAGTATTGTCTGAAGGTGAAGTACAAGGTTTTGAAGATGGGGTGGATCCACTCACTCGTATTTTTTTAGATGGTGTACCACTAAGAAATAGAGACGGCAGTTCTAATTTTTCAATTGCTGCATTTTTTACGGGCTCTCCTTCAACAGCGCAAGGCAAAGGAAGCTTAATTTCCGCTATTTCTAGCTCAATACCAGGATTAGTGCGCACTGAAACCAATACTGGTGTAAATACTATTGTTGCTGATTATCGCGTGGGGGTACAAAACCAAGATCCCATGCCCGGTTTTGACGATGTAAGAGCAGAACAAGGTGTAAATATTAAATTAACAAGAGCAGCCGGTCGCGTTTTTAGGGTTACTACCAGCAGTATATTTAATCGAATACGAGTGAGAATAGGCATTGGATCTTTATTTTATGTTAATAACAGCAATGGCGACGTCAAAGGGGGCTTTGTAAGTTTTAATATTCAAATTCAATCTGATAATGGCTCAGTAATTGTAAATGACAACAAAGTAATTGGCGGTAAATCTAGGGGGCCAGTGGAATTTGAATACGAGTATTCATTGTCTGGCAATGGACCATGGGTGGTAAGTGTTGAAAGAACACTAGCAGATCCTACTAGCACCACTGAAAGTAATGATTTATATTTCAAGGCAATCGTAGGAATTATTAATCAATCATTTCGCTATCCCAACACAGCATTGCTTGGCTTAAAAATTGGAGCTGAAAATTTTTCTGCAGTGCCAACAATAGGAGCAGATATGTTGGGAATTAAAATTAAAATTCCTCAAAATTATGATCCTATTGCGCGATCTTATGTAGGTGTTTGGAATGGTACATTTAAAACAGAATGGAGCAATAATCCAGTGTGGGTATTTTATGACTTACTAACAAACACAAGGTATGGAGCGGGGCAATTTATAAATGCGAATCAAGTGGATCGCTATAGTTTGTATCCAATTGCTCAGTATTGTGATGAATTAGTAAGCGATGGTAAAGGCGGCAAGGAGCCACGTTTTACATTTAATGCTTATATTACAGACCGAGGAGAAGCTTATAGTGTTTTAAATAGTTTGGCTGCTGCTTTTCGTGGAATGTTGTATTTTAGCGAAGGAACAGTTGTTGCTATTCAAGATCGACCAAAAGCAATTACTAAGATATTTTCTCCTGCTAATGTTGTTCAGGAAGTTAATGATAATGGCAATATAACAACACCCCCGTTTGCCTATGAGGGCACAGCACGTAAAGCAAGAAAAACAGTTGCTTTAGTAAGCTGGAATGATCCTGATGATTCCTATAAAAGCAAGATTGAATATGTAGAAGATGCTGAAGGGCTTGATCGTTATGGTTACCATGAAGTAGAAGTAAGGGCTTTTGGTACCACTTCTCAGGGACAAGCGCAAAGAGTGGGAAGGTGGATTTTGCTAACAGATCAATTAGATACAGAAACCGTTACGTTAAAAACTGGCACGGAAGGATTTTTTTGATGCCAGGGGAGGTTATTGTTATTGCAGATCCGACAAAGGGAGGAAAAGCGCTATGGGGGGAGAATTACTGCGGCAACAACAATTGCCGTTACCATTGACTCTCCATTTATTCTGCTGAGCGGCAAATCCTACACACTTACTGTAATGCTTCCTAATGGTTCCTTAGAGAGCCGTACAGTGCTTAATAGCCCTGGCACCACTTCTGTACTTAGTATCAACCCGGCTTTATCTGAGGCGCCCATACAAGGCGCTCCTTGGGTGCTGCAGGAAGACGCCGATGGTATAAGAAAATTTCGCGTAATTTCAATTAACGAAGACGATGGACGAATGACAGTAATTGCTTCTCTTTATAATGAAGAAAAATTTACTATTGCCGATAGCCCTCAACTAAGCTCCAAGCGTGTTTCACTCTCTAGACTGCAAACAATACCACTTGTATCACAACGCAGTATTATTCTTGGGACGGTACAGTAATGGCTTACAACGAAGTGGCATGGGATTACCCTAAAATTTCTTCATATTCAATTCTTAATGCAGCCGTACATCCAGCTATCTGCTGGCAGCCATTACAAAACAATCCATTCATTGGTGCGTTTGATGTAGATTATTTAGACATTGAAAATAAACTATGGGTGAATATTGGACGCACTTCTACCAATTACATTCGTTTTCCCAATGATGATTACAACGGGCAAGGGGTTTATCAAATTAGAATTGCTACAATAGGCATTAATGGCATTCGCTCTCCTTATGCTTATAGCACAGTAGCGTTTTCCAGTCCATTATCGTTTGATTTTACAAGAAATCAGACAGTAAGATTAATAAACGGCACAGAAGTGCCTAACCAACGTTACCTTTTCTTAGTTATTTGATATGGCAAATCTTTATGGACTTGATGCTGCTGGCTCACAAGCCTACATAAGAGCTACTGGTGCTGGTGCCATTGGCGATCCATTTATTGTAAGCAATGATTTATTCACTTCTGAATTGAAAAGTGCTTTTGTTTCCGCTAGTGGTAACGCAGATGTAATTACAGCAGTAGCTAGCCGAAAATTAAGAGTGATGGCTATGACTATCACTTCATTGTCTGGTTGTACGGTAAAGCTTCAAAGTGGCGCCTCAACTGATAAAACACCTCCATTCCATGTTGCCGCCAATGGCAATTTGGTGCAAAGCAATCCATTGGGGCTTTTTGAAGGTGTAATTAGTGAAAAAATCAATGCTGTGGTAAGTGGCACCACCATTTATACGGTAATGCTTTCGTATCGAGAGGTGGCATGAGCGTGTTTCTTGCTACTAAACTTGTTCCTCAAATTAATTTGCATTTATTACGTAGGGATTTTTTTGATGGTTTTGGCTTATTGTTACAAGATAGCGATGGAGAACCATTTGATTTAAGTTTAGTGGAAGTGTGTGCTTCTGTATGGAAATATACAACCGCAGGAGCATTATCACAAGTTACTGCTTTTAATGTAGAAAAACAGGAGCCACTTCGTAATGGTGTGGTAAGGCTATGGCTCACGTCTTCTCAAGTGGCAGCAATTTGGGATGCAGCCGAGGAACCACAGAATGCAGCGATCAGTCAAAGCTTCTTTCCTACTACTTACACTGAAAACGAAGTGCAAGGTTCATTATTCTGGGATGTTCGTATTGAAAAACAAGATGAATTAGCTAGTTTAGTTAGCGTTAGTAGTGGTGTATTTGTTTCTCAAACCAATCATGGTCTTGGTGCTACAGAGCGCGTAGTGTTTAAGGGTACTACCACTTCTAGTGGCATCAACTACAATGGCACAAGTGCTCGCATTTACACTAATTTGACGGGCCTTACTTATGCTGCCCCTTATTCTTTCACCATTGCCACTCTTTCTGGTGTTACAGCCTCAGGAATTGGTGGAAATGTTTATAGACTAAAGCAAGATACAGTGGCGGGCGGCGGCGTAATCGTAGGCACCACTTTTTCCAATTGTTTTCCTTGAGGAATTATGGCTGATTTAAAAGAAGGCGTATCAGTTATAACGGTAGGGCGTACAGCGCCAATTCCTCCTGGCCAGCAAACGATGGCAGCAAGTTTGCCAGTAGTAATTGCTAGTGATCAAACGCCAGTGCCGGTGGAAGTGGCAAACCAGCAAATTAGTGAAGTAAGTTTAAGTTTGCTTGGCATTCCTCGTGCTGAAGTAGCGCTTGGTATTTTTGCTGATGTTACCACTTATGATATTAATCCAAGTGAATGGGCTAGTGAAGGTGGTGGTTCCAGCACTCATATTGCAAACGAAAGTGCAGCAAAAATAGTTTTAGGATCCGCAGTAACAAATAATTATCAAATATTGAGCAGTAGGCGCTTTTTTCGTTATCAACCAGGCAGGGTAAGTGCAGCCACATTCGGGGTGAGAAGTTCCATTTCCAATGATTCAACTGATATTAAAAAATTTGGTGCTTTTGATAAACGCGATGCTTATTATATAGAAGTGCAAGGTGGTGGTCAGTCAGATTCAGCCAGCAAAGATTTTAATTGCTATTGCGTAAGACGAACAAGTGCGTTTGGAAGTAATGAACTAGGTATTCTTACGCCAAATACTGTAGATGGCGATATTGGTACGGCAGGAACAGATTTAGTAATAGTACGAGCTGGTCTCACTTATATCCATGCTGGTCTTTTTGATCGCAGCGTTCGTGGTGCTGGTGGTACTAGCATTGGCAACATTGCTTCTTCGGATGGTGCGACAAGTGTTGCTAATAGCTTTATTTCAGTAGAACCTGCGTACAGGTATACATACGAATATCGAGTGCCACGTAAATATGTTAGCCATGATCGTTTAGATGCAGAAACAAAAACGCAATATTATGCAGATAAAACACCAGGGCGCAATTCTTTTACATTAGTAGTTGGAGGCACTGCAGACAATCCTGTGGTGACATATACCAATGGCACATCCGTAACAGATGCAAATAATGATATTGTTACCAAAACAAGCATTTGGGACATTGATTTTTCAAAAGTTACAATGTATAAAGTTGAATATAGCTGGTACGGTGCTGTTGGAGGACACTTTTTGGCTTACGTTCCTGATGCTACAACCACTGGAGAAGCTCGATGGGCTCGCATGCATCACATACGAGCCTCCAATCAACTTACAAGCCCTAGCTTAGCCAACCCTACGCTTCCTATTGCTTATTTAGCGCAAAAAGCTACAAGCGCTAATGAATGTGCAATTTATAAATATGGTGCTTCTTATTACATTGACGGAGGAGACAAAGGTACTGTCACAGCTAGATCATCAAGTAATGCCGCTGATCGCTCTGCGACAACAAGTGGTACAATGTTAATTGGCTTGCAAATCAAAGAAAATGTTAATTCAATTCGCAATCGAATGCAAGTTTATCCCACTCGTTTAGGCGTGGGCAGCAGTGGCCGTGCTGTAGTAAAACTTATAAAAAATCCTACTACTGTTTCTGGTGCTCCTGCTTTTGCTAGTACAAGCACCTTGAGCCCAACAAATGTAACTACAAGCAGTGGTGTTATAACAGTAAGTGGCGGAACTAATGTCGCAACTTTTTTTGTAGGCGCTGGTGGTGTGGATATTGATTTAAGTCCATATTTTGGTTACAACAAGGATTACTTGTCATATCCATTGACTGCTAACACTGGTGATACGTTATATGTATTTGCGCAAGGTATTGGTGCGTCAGCAAACATAAGCGCGTCGTTGACTTGGGAGGAACAAGTGTAAATAAATGGCGCAAGATTTTTCTGAATATTATCAAGTGCCTGATGATGCACAGTCAGCCGGAAGCAAGCTTATTGACGCTGAACTCATTGATTTTCTCACGGGGGATTCCTTAATTGATCCCATCAGCCAAGAACTATTAACGGGAGATTCAAGAGGCACTTTAGTGCTTACTGCAGATGCAGGCATTATTCCAGCTACTATCTCTAATTCTGATGGTGCCAACATAACCGTTGATTCTGTCAATAGTCAGGCAAGTGAAGTAGGGATAAGCTTGCTAGGTATACCAAGAAGCGAAACATCATTAGGGCTTTTTGATGCAGTAAATATTTATGGTATCAATGATAAAGAATTTCACTCCGGCCCTGACGCTGCTGGTTATGCCTATGCAGCAGATCCAGGAGATTGGACTTTTAGAACTGAAGGTGTTGGTGATAATGAAAAGAAATATGGATTTTATTCGCGTCATTTACCAGCAGAAAGTGCCATTCAGGCTTATGTGTTTCCTCCTCCAGTTAGTTTTACTTATTTAGTTGATGACAATACTGGTCGGTTTCCAGGAGGACATACAAATGGAACCATGCTTTTGTTTTGGGAAAGTAAGCGAGCATTTCGCTATCAACCAGGAAGAGTAACTGGTTTTACTCTTGGCGTGAGAATGTCAACTGGTAGTAATTATGCAGGAGAAATAATTAAGTGGGGGTGACGTAATGATGTTGGAGATGGTTATTTCTTTCAACTTGACAAAGGTGGTGATTTATTTGTAGTGCGCACATCGCCTGATTTGGGCACAGCCAAAATTGCTAGGGACGATTGGAATGGTGATCCCATCCAGCCCAATATTGGCAGCACTGGTTGGAATTTAGACTTGTCCCGTGTCACAATGTTTAAGATTGAATTTAGCTGGTATGGTGCTGTTGGCGCTCGTTTTTTGGCTTATGTACCAATTAGCCATGATGAAGCTCGATGGGTTACTTTACATTATTTTTTCGCAGAAAATCAATTTACATTTCCTAGTCTTCGCAGTCCATTCTTAAAATTGTTCGTGGAAGCACGTACCACGGCAGGAGCATCATCTCCAGCTTTTATTAATCTTTATGGCAGTAGTGTATTTATTGATGGAGGAGACAAAGGTACGGTTACGGTTGGCGCTGCTGGATTAAATGAATTAAAACCAATTGACGCTACGCCAAGAAGCCTTTTAGGTTTAAATATAAAACCTTACATTAATAATATAATAAATAAAAAAAGTATATTTCCTGTTAGCTTATCAGTGTTTGCAACAACTGATGCTCGCTTTGATTTAATATTTCAAAAAGCTTATTTTGGAGAAGAAAGTTTTAATTATGGTAATGGCACTACTTTGACTGCTAATGCTGCTTCTGGTATTACCGTAATTCGAACTGATGCTAATACACTAACCACTCCATCTGGGCAATTTTTTCCTGACATCAGTAATGAGTTAGGAGGAGCTAGTGATTACAGAAGCGGTCATAAAGTAAAGATTGTGGGAAATGGCATTCTTGCTACTCATGTAATTTCAATTAGCAATGATTTAACACAAATTGTAACAGATAGACCTCTGCCTGCTGGCATTACAAGCATTACATTAGGGAGAATGAATAATTATGCTGTTAGCAGTGGATTCATAGATAGCGGCGTCACTCAAGGTGCAATTTTTAGGTCGCTCATGGGACAAACAGGTTATGCACGAATTGGTTTGCTTCCTAAGGCATCAGGTTTAACTTATACGCCTGGTTCTGGCTATACGCCTGGCTCGAATGATGTTTTATGGGTGGCATCTAGTTATCCAGCTCTTCAATTTAATCGCTTTGGAACAGTTGTAGGAGAAGAACGATTCCCGCCAGGACCTAACGACGGCACTAATTTTGCAATTACTTTTCCTACCAGTGGTACTACAACAATTAGTGCAGCAGGGCGATCAATTACAATTTCAGGCAATTCTCCATGGCCTATTCGTGTGGTGGTAGAGGCCCATGCGGGTGCGACCATTTCAGATGTAGTATTAGCGCAGCAACCAGTAGCAGTGCGTTTGATACCTGGAAGCGGTTCCACTCAAGCGCAAACCTCTTGGCCTGCAAGCAGCGGTATCACTCAAAGTTCATCTAGTGCTGGAGGGACAAATTATGTAGCCAATAAATTTGTAGATAGTCTTTCGAGTCTACTTGGCGCAGCTTTAGTAGATACGCAAGGT